CCTTTCTTTTAACGCTAATACAGTTTTCTTCGAGAATATAAATCATGCCAACATTGCAAATTAGCTATAAATTAACCGAAGATTTAATACCATACGTTAATAATTCTCGGACTCATAGCGAACAACAAATAACTCAGGTAGCATCATCTATAAAAGAATTTGGGTTTACCAACCCAATCTTGATTGATGAGGTTGACGGCATTATAGCAGGACATGGACGATTGATGGCGGCAAAAAAGCTTGGCATGAATGAAGTGCCAACTATAACTTTGGTTGGATTATCTGAGGCGCAAAAAAAAGCCTATGTAATTGTTGATAATAAATTAGCGCTTAATTCAGGATGGGATTCTGAATTTTTGCAAAGCGAAATCAACATGCTTGCAGAATTTAATTTTGACATTAATGTTTTAGGTTTTGATAAAACAGAATTAGCCAGCTTGTTTGATGAAAATGATGTTTTAATTGAACCGGAATTAAAAGAACAAACATACAATGAGGTTTTTAATATTATAATCGAATGTTCTGATGAATCAGAACAAGAAAAGATCTTTAATAGATTGGATCAGGAGGGTTATAAATGCCGAGTTCAAAGTTTGTAGTTGAATCTAAAGCATCAAATTCATTTAAAGCGAATAAAGTTAAATCCATGTTTGATTGCGACATGGAGTTCATCAGAAAAGAATTTGACATAGATATACCAATAGAAAATAGTGATTGGAATATAGGATTGATTATTGGCGCGTCAGGGACTGGAAAAACAACCATTGCGAAGAATGTTTTTTCTGATTTCGATTTATTTCAGGGTTATGAGTGGTCAAACAAAAGCATAATAGATGATTTTGGAGATGATTACACAGCCAAACAAATTACAGAGATACTTTCTAAAGTTGGTTTTGCATCGCCACCTGATTGGCTTAAACCGTTTTCTGTATTATCGAATGGTCAAAAGATGAGGGCAGAACTTGCAAGATTAATACTAAATTCTGACAAACCATTTATTTATGATGAGTTTACATCGGTAGTAGATCGACAAGTTGCTAAAATGGGTTCAGCAGCAATACAAAAATTCATCAGAAAACAAAATAAACAATTTATTGCCGTGAGTTGTCATTCCGATATAGAAGAATGGTTAGAACCCGATTGGGTCTATGATTGCAATAAAATGGAATTTTATCGGAGGCGACTTAGGCGACCAGAAATTGAATGTTCAATTAGAAAAGCTAACCAAACAGAATGGAGTCAATTTAAAGACTTTCACTATTTAAGTCATGCGCATAATAAATCTGCTCACAAATATATCTGCTCAATAGCAGGAGAACTTGTTGCATGGTGTAGCGTTCTGCATTTTCCTCATCCTCATATGAAAAGGATGAAAAGGGTTCATAGAATTGTTGTAAAGCCAGATTATCAAGGTTTAGGTATTGGAAATGCTTTTATGGCCGAGATAGGAAATATTTATAAAAAAGATGGGTTTAGGTTTTCACTTGTTACTAGTTCTCCAGCTTTTATTCATGGTTTAAAATCAAACAAAAGTTGGATAATGACAAGGAAACCATCTAGATTGCAAAACACAGCCAAATCAGGTGTTTTGGCTGGTTCGACATCAGACCAAAGACTTACTGCTTCATTTGAATATATAGGAATAGATAATTAATAAAATAAACAAAAAATCATTCCAAATTAATTTTAGGAAAAAAAAGTGACAGACAAAAAAGACAAACCAAAAACATCGACGCGGCGTGCCCGATCCGATAGTACAGGTGCAGAGATAGCGGCATCCCAAGCCGCCCTGGCAGTTATGCAGCCGCCGGAAACCGTAAACATTAACGATGATGCGATGAAGTTTTGGGACGTTATAATCCTATCACGCGCCGCCGATGCTTGGACCGGAAACGATTTAATGCTGGCTGGAATCCTGGCGCGCTGCTATGCGGACATTGAAAAGTATTCTGTCGCGCTTTCCAGTTCCCGTTTAATCAAAGACGAGAAGGGGCAGCCAAAAATAAGCCCAGCGCACAAGATAGTGGATGACCTGTACAAACAGGCGCTGTCGCTTAGCAGAACGCTCCAGATACACCCTAGGGCCACGCAGGGCGAGTCACGAGACCAGACAACGCGTAATGAGATGTTCGCCGACAAGCGCAATAACATGGCGCAAGATGAAGACGATCAATTCTTGGCGAGGCCTGATACCCACTAATGATGACCCGAGGCGAGCGAGTTTGTGGATTTATCGAAAGCTATTGCTTGGTGCCCGAGGGCGACCACGTTGGAAAGCCCGTGGTGCTGGCCCCGTTCCAGAGAGAATTTATTCTAGCGGTTTACGATAACCCGCACGTCACCGACACCGCCATATTATCCATCGCACGAAAGAACGCCAAGACTGGCACGATAGCTTTTATCTTGCTGGCGCATATCATCGGACCCGAAGCAAAACAGAACAGCAGGATAGTCAGTGGCGCAATGAGCCGGGAGCAGGCCGCAGAGGTTTATAACCTGGCATCTAAATGCGTTCTGATTTCGCCAAAGCTCCGCGACAAAATTCGGATTATACCGTCAAGCAAGAAGCTGGTGGGCCTTCTGATGGGAGTGGAATACCAAGCGATCAGCGCAGAGGGCAAAACAGCGCACGGCAAAAGCCCAATCCTGGCGATACTTGACGAGGTTGGGCAGGTACGCGGGCCGCAAAGCGATTTCATCGATGCTATCACAACGGCGCAGGGCGCGTATGAGCAGCCGCTGCTAATCTATATCAGCACCCAAGCCGCAACCGATGCCGATCTGTTTAGCATATTGATCGATGACGCCAAGAAAAACAAACCGAAAAAGACGGTGTGCCATGTATACGCAGCCGACAAAGATGGTGACCTGCTAGACAAAGCGCAATGGTCAAAAGCGAACCCGGCGCTGGGATTGTTTCGCTCAATGTCAGACATGGAAAAGCAGGCGGACAAGGCCAACAGGATGCCGAGCTTTGAAAATACATTTCGCAACCTGAACCTGAACCAGCGGGTCAGCACTATGTCACCGTTCGTTTCCAAGACGGTTTGGGATCTTAACGGGCGTGCTATAATAGCAGAGCGCGGGATAGAATGGTTTGGCGGATTGGATCTGTCAGCAAGGACGGATTTAACTTCCTTTGTAGTGCTGGGCATTAACCCGGATGGCATGATGGTCACCGAGTCATATTTCTGGACGCCTGAGATTGGGCTGCTAGACCGGGCCAAAGTTGACCGACAGCCGTATGACGTGTGGGTGCGCGAGGGCTATCTGCGAACAACGCCAGGCGCGACAGTTGATTACAGTTTTATTGTTCGGGAAATTGCCGAAATAGTCAGCGACAAGAATCTGGTTTCACTAGCTTTCGACAGGTGGCGCATTGATGTATTTAAAAAGGAATGTGAGCGGGAGGGTATTAGTTTACCGCTTGTTGAGTTTGGCCAAGGCTTCAAGGATATGTCGCCTGCAATCGATGCCCTTGAGGCGGCGCTGCTTAATGATAAAATTGCGCACGCAATGCAGCCTGTTCTAACGATGTGCGCGGCGAACGCGGTGATAACAAAAGACCCGGCAGGAAACCGCAAACTGGACAAGCATAAGGCGACAGGAAGGATAGATGGCATGGCTGCATTGACTATGGCGATTGGTGTGTTAAACTCCACAGTTAAAGCGCCAGAAGCCTTGTCGCCTTGGGAAGATTCAAACTATAGCATCATGGGCTAATTTAATGGCATGGTTTAAGAAAACCCCAGAAGTTCGATCAATGGAAAACCCCAATACTCCGGTAACAGCACAGGCTGTAAACTGGGGCGGTAGTGCAGTCGCTGGCGTTAATGTCACGCTAGAAAATGCCCTGACCGTTCCAGCCGTCTGGGCCGCCGTCGAGTTTATCTCCGGCACCATCGCAAGCCTTCCTTTAAACGTCTACGAAAAAACAGAAACCGGTCGCGTCAAAATGACATCCGGTTTGCAAACTGTTATCCATGACGCAGTGAACGATGAAACCAGCTCTTTCGATTGGCGCAAATATACGTTCGAGCGCATCCTAACCGGTGGTCGTTCAATAACTTATATAGAGCGATCAAATGGAAGGGTGGTTAATCTTTGGCCGATGGACCCTGCCGACGTTACTATTAAGCGTTCGTCAAACCGCAAGACTTACGAGTACAGCCCAGGTGGTGACGCCAAGCCGGTAACCTATGCGGCCAGCGAAATTATCGATATATTCTTTTCGGTTGAGTCTGACGGCATTACATCGATCAGCCCTATCTTGACCAACAAAGATGCCATAGCATTGGCAATCGCTGCAACGAATTACGGATCTAAGTTTTTTAACAATGGCGGCGTGCCTCCTTTCGTGATGACCGGAAACTTCCAAACCGGGTCAGCATTGAATCGCGCATCCAATGATTTGCAGAATGCGATCCAACAGCAGACTAAAGAAAACCGTCTGGCGCTAACGTTACCGGCTGGGCATGAGATTAAGCCAATCGGCGCAGACCCTGAAAAGTCGCAGCTGGTTGACCTGAAGCGCTTCCAAGTTGAAGAGATCGCTCGCATCTATTCTTTGCCGCCGGTGTTCTTGCAAGACCTAACGCACGGCACGTTCAGCAATACAGAGCAGCAAGACCTACACCTGGTCAAACATACGCTGCGCCGATGGATAACGCAGGTTGAGCAAGAGATGAACCTGAAGCTTTTCGGCCGCGATGAGGCGAAATTCTACGTTGAGTTTAACCTTGACGGCCTATTGCGCGGTGATTTCTCGACTCGAATGAGCGGATACGCAACCGGTATACAAAACGCTATCCTGACTCCTAACGAGGCGCGGGCACAAGAGAACAGACCCGATAAGGATCTGGGTAACGATTTATTAGTCCAAGGCGCCACAGTGCCGCTTGGGCAGCAGAAGATGGGTGATACAAATGTCTAAAGAAATCAGATCAGGTGAGCCGGTCGAGATACGAGCGGAAGGTGATACGATCAGCGTGAGTGGGTACGCTGCTGTTTTCAATTCCGAAACTATTATTGGCGGTTCATACCGTGAGCAAATTGCACCCGGTGCCTTTGCTGATGCCATTGGCCGCGATGATGTTATGTTCTTGATTAACCATGACGGCTTGCCTATGGCGCGCACCAAGTCAGGCACGCTAACCCTGGCAGAAGATGAGCGCGGACTGTATATGTCTGCTGAGCTTGATTCTAGTGACCCTGATGTGCGTGCAATTGTTCCAAAGATGAAGCGCGGCGACTTAGATAAAATGAGTTTCGCGTTTAGTCCTGAGGTGCAGAGCTGGGATGACTCCGGTGATATGCCTTTGCGCACTATCCGCCAGGCTAGTCTGTACGATGTTTCAATTGTCACTTACCCGGCATACCAAGACACCGACATCGGCCTACGTTCGCTAAGCGAATTCAGATCTGCGCAAGAAACCAAAGAAATAGAAAGCAACCCTGAAGCAATTGCTGCGCGGTTGCGAATGAAATTAGCATTGAGCTAATAATAATCGGCGGTTCCCGCTAATTATTGCCATCAAATCGCCCGTTGGCTGGGCATCAAAAAAGGCTTTAAAAATGGAAAACATTATTAAATTGCGGGAACAGATGGCGACACTCGCTACCGAAGCCCGTTCGCAACTTGATACAATCACAGACGCTACCGATTCAAGCCGTGCTAAAGAAATTGAAGCACGTTTTGACGCTATCATGGTTGACCATGACAAAATCGGCGCGACTGTTGAGCGTGAAGTAAAACTGGCCGATGCTGAAGCCCGTGCAATTGAAGCCCGCCGCCCGAATGCTGGTGAAGCTGTTGCTGTTGCAGAAGCTCGCAAGTCTACTCCAGAATACAAAGAAGTATTTGAGAAGCAGTTACGTTTCGGTTCTGCTGAGCTTGATTCTGAAGAGCGTTCAATCCTGCTGTCTGGCAAAGTCGAAGGCCGTGCGCAGTCTACTGCTCCAGGTTCTGCTGGTGGTTTCACAGTACCAGAAGGCTTCAGCGGTCAGATCGATCAGCAGATGGCAACTTGGGGACCGATGTGGGATGCCGCTATCGTTCGCGAATTGTCTACTTCTACTGGTAACGCCCTGCCTTGGCCTACAGTAAATGATACCGACAAGTCTGGTCGTCTCAAAGCTGAGAATGCTTCTGTTGATGATGATGGTTCTGACGATGTTGTTTTCTCTGAGAAAGTTTTAAATTCTTACGTTTTCGATACTGGCATGGTTCGCGTTCCTATCGAATTGCTGCAAGATTCTGCTTTCAACATTGAAGCACTGATGGGTGATTTGTTTGGTGAGCGTTTAGGTCGAGCTGCTAACACCGCTCTGACTACCGGCACCGGCACAAACCAGCCTAACGGCATCGTAACTGCTTCTGGCTTGGGTCTGACTTCTGCCGCCGTTGCTGCTGTTACATCTGACGAGCTTATCGATCTGTTCCACAGTGTTGATCCTGCTTATCGTATGAGCCCTAAGTGTCGTTGGATGTTTAACGATTCTACCCTGGCTGCAATTCGTAAGCTTAAAGATGGCCAAGGAAATTATCTTTGGACAATGGGTGACGTTCGCACCGGTGAGCCAGATCAGTTCCTGGGCAAGCAGTACAGCGTAAACCAAGCGATGGCCTCTTTGGGCACTGGCAACAAGCCTGTGATCTTTGGTGACCTGTCACGCTATGTCGTTCGTAAGGTTCTGGGCTACCAGATGCTGACATTGCGCGAGCGTTATGCTGAAAACTTCCAAGTTGGCATGGTTGGCTTTAAGCGTTTCGACGGTGACTTGCTGAATGCAAACGCAGTCAAGCACTTGATCAACGCCTAATTAATAGCGCCCAGAAATGGGCGCTTTTTTAAAGGATTTAGAAATGCTTATCAAATTATTAGTTAGCCGAGCGGGTGTTAATTTTTCACAAACCGCTGGTGATATTGTAGAAGTGGAAAACGCCGAGGCACTGCGCATGATTAGCGCTGGTCAGGCTGAAGCTTCAAAGAAAGAAACAATTGTAGAAACCGCAACCAAAAAAATTAAAGGTAAAAAATGACTCTTTTAGTTACGCTAATTACAGCAGCCGCAGCGCAACCCGTCAGCGTCGCTGAGTGTAAATCCGATCTTCGGATTGACGCAGGCGTGACTATTGAAGACGATTTGATTTCTGATTACATTGACGCGGCGGCGCGCTACTGTTCCGAAGTTACAGGCCGAAAGCTTATTTCCGAAACCTGGAAATATGGCATCGGAAACGAGCCGGGCAAATTTGTTGCGACGCCGTTTAAGCCGGTGTTTAATTCGTTTCAGCCGATCGAGTTACCATTTACTCCGGTCTCTGCGATTGTCGAGGTTCAATACTATGACCTAGACAATGTTTCGCAGACGCTGCCATTGTCTGATTTCTACCTGTACAACTATGACCAAAGCTCGGTTCTAGCGCCGGTCCTGAATTACGAATGGCCTTCCTTTTACGAGCGACGAGACGCCCTAAACATAACCTTTACGACAGGCTACGGCGCAACCGGTGCTGACGTACCAAGCAACATAAAGCGCGCCATACGGCTTCTTGTGGCGCACTGGTACGAACAGCGAATGGCCGTTACCGTTGGTCAGTCTGCTATGCCTATTCCGTTCGGTGTTGACGCGATGTTAAACGTCGACCGCACCGGCTGGGTGGCATAATGTTCAGACCTGGCGAGCTAGACCAGCGCGTTACAGTGCAGCGCCAGACGCTGACGCAAGATGGCCTCGGTGGTGATACGTTAGCGTGGGTTGACCAGGGCGCGTACTGGTGCCACGTACGGCCATTGTCGGGGCGTGAGTCTACAGGGTTTGACCAATTGCAGGGTGAGGCGGCTTATATGTTCGTTTTCCGCAATGGCATCTCATTGCTAGACTCTGACCGACTAGACTGGCAGGGCGATCAGTTTAATATTACGCTGAGAAAGCAGCCTAAAACCCGCGCGCTTTATATTGAAGTAACGGCCGAGCGTGGCGTGGCGCAATGAATGAGAAAGGCGGCGTCGAGCTTTTAGGGCTTAATGAAATCAATGATATACTTAAAACATTGATTCCGCGTGAAGCAAACAATTTATCGAAAAATATGATTGCAGGCTTTGCCCAGTATGCCGCCAAGAAGTTTAAAGCACGCGTGCCAAGTGAGACTGGAAACCTGAAACGATCAATTAAGGCAGTAAAAGGCCGATCATTTCCGGGCAAACCAGTATCATACGTCAAGGCATCAAAGGGCAAGCGCACGAAAGGCGGCGGTTTCTATTGGCGGTTTGTCGAGC